GCTTCCTCGCGCACGCCCGGTTCCCGCATCCCGCAGGCCCGATAGCCCGATACACGACACCGGGCCCGCATCCGCCGCGGTTCCGTGATAGGGTCGCCCGGATGAGTAGCCGCCCGACCCGCTGCCTCCGCTGCGGCCAGCCGCTCCCCGTGCCCGCGGCCGCCGGCCGCCCGCGCTACTACTGCTCCGACCGCTGCCGCTACGCCGACCGCAAGCGCAAGGCGCAGGGCGCCCGGCTCGCCGGCGACGGCTTCGTGCCCGCACCCTCCGCCGCCCGCCGGGCCGAGCTCGCCCTGGCCCTGGCCGGCGCCGCCGCCGCCGCGCCCGAGGACCGACTCGCCACGCTCCTGCTCGAGCTCCTGGGCATCGCCGCGCAGCTCGAGCACCTCGAGCGCGACCTCGAGCCCACGCTGCGGTTCCGTTCAGAACGACTCCGGCGGGCGCTCGTGCTCGCCCTCGACAATGACTTCGGGGAGGTCATCCGTGGCTGATACGCCCACCCTCGAGCGCCGGCGCCTGTCCGGGCTCACACCCGACCTCGACAACGCGCGCCGGCACTCCGCAGCGAACGTCGAGGCCATCCGGCTCTCACTCGAGCGGTTCGGCCAGCAGCGCCCGCTCGTCATCCGCCCCGACGGCACCATCGTCGCCGGCAACGGGACCTATCAGGCGGCCGCCGCCCTCGGCTGGGACGAGCTCGAGGTGGCCGTGTTCACCGGCACCGACGACGAGGCTCGGGCGTTCGCCATCGCTGACAACCGCACGGCCGAGCTCGCGGCCTGGAACGCCGAGCTGCTCCGTGAGCAGCTGGCCGAGCTCGGGGAGCTGACGGCCTGGACCGGCTTCGCCGACCTCGACCTCAGCGGCCTCCGGGCGCCCGGCGAGCCCGAGGCCGCCCACGCCACCGGCATCGGCACCGCCCGGTCCATCACCGAGCACGCCGAGCGATACGCAGCCCGGGCTACCCGGCTTCTCATCTTCGAGTACCGCGCCGACCTCTACGCCTGGGTCACCGCCCGCATGGAGGAGCAGCGCGAGCGGTTCGACTCCCTCAGCAACGCCGACGCCCTCGTGGCACTCCTGGCCGAGCGGGCCGGCGTCCCCATGCCCGAGGTGATGGGATGACCTGCGTGAGCGACTGGCACGAGGCTCAGACCTGCGAGGAGCACGTCCATTGCGTCACCTGCGGATTCCTGCTCGACGACGCGGCTCCGCCGCCGCCGCCCGAGGACCCGCGCGTGCTCGTGCTCGCCACCTGTCGAGACTGCGAGCTCCCGCTCTACCCGGTGGACGACGTCATGGACCCCGTCCAGCGCCAGGTATGGGAGTTCGAGCTTCGGCATCATCGGGGAGGTGCGCGCTGATGGCCCGCCCGCTCCGCCGGCGCCTCGGCGACCTTCACCACGACCCGGCGAACGCCCGGGAGCACACCGAGGCCAACGTCGCCGCCATCGCCCGGTCACTCGAGCGGTTCGGCCAGCAGCGCCCGCTCGTCATCCGCCCCGACGGCACGGTCATCGCCGGCAACGGGACCCTCGAGGCGGCCCGGTCCCTGGGCTGGCGGTCCCTATGGGTACAGGAGTTCACCGGCACCGACGCGGAGGCTCGGGCGTTCGCCATCGCTGACAACCGCACGGCCGAGCTCGCGGCCTGGAACGCCGAGCTCCTGTACGACCAGCTCACCGACCTCGGCGACCTCGCGGCCGCCGCCGGCTTCACCTCCGCCGACCTGGACGACCTCGCGGCACAGCTCGAGGAGGAGGTGGAGCTCCCCGGCGAGCCCGAGGCGCCGTCCGACCCTGACCGCTACGCCCTGCGCGCTACCCGGCTCGTCATCCTCGAGTACCCGAGCGAGCTCTACGTCTGGGTCGTAGGCCGGCTCGACGAGGAGCGCGCCCGGCTCGGCGTGGACTCCAACGCGGCCGCCCTCGTGGCTATCTGCCAGGACCTGTCGCCTGTTCCGGCCCCGGAGGTGCCCGATGGAGCATGATGGCTGGTGGAGCTGCGGCGGCTGCGGTGACGAGCTCGAGGTCGGCGTGGAGCATGAGTGTCCCGTCCTGGGCTCCGTCGTACTCGTGACGCTTCGGAAGGAGGCGACCGATGAATCTCCCCGTCCATGAAGTAGACCGGCTGATGGACCGTGACGAGGCTTCGGCGCTCGTGGGCGCCCTGGTGCCCGAGATGGAGCCCAACGCCGGCGACCCCGGCATCTGGGTAGACCGGGCCACCGGCGACCCTGTGCTCGTGGTACTGGCCCTCCCGCGCACCACCACGGCGCCGCTGCGGCGGGCCGTGCTGACCGTCAAGTACGGCGTCACCACCCGGCAGACCACCGGCCTCAACAACCGCTCGCGGACCTTCGGCATGGCGCCGCGCAAGGTCTACCAGATGCGGGAGGCCTGCCGGCCGGCGGCCCTGGCCTCTGAGCAGCCCGACGTGCACGACGTGCTCGTGCGCACGGCCCTCGAGCTCGAGGGCGCGCTGCGCGAGCTGGCGCCCGGCGTCTGGGACGAGGGCGAGCACACGATGGAACAGGTAGCCGACGAGTGGCGCATCGCCGAGGGCTCCGTCTGGACCTCCGGCGTCATCAACAAGACCTCGACCCTCCCGTACCACCGCGACGGCTTCAACTTCGACGTATGGAGCGCGATGCCCGTCCTGCGGCGGGCCGTAGCCGGCGGCAACCTTCACTTCCCCGAATGGGGCCTCACGTCTGCCTCCCGCGACGGCACGGCCCTGTTCTTCAACGGCTTCCGCAACGTGCACGGCGTCACCCCGCTCGCCATGCGCGCGGAGGACGGCTATCGCTTCACCATCGTCTACTACTCGCTGCGCGGCATGAAGGACTGCTTCACCTACGCCGTCGAGCAGGCCCGGGCGCAGGCGAAGCGCACCGAGCGCGAGGATGGCATCGCCGCGGCCGTCCGGGGAGAGGGCGGCTACCGCGTCTGGGGCGACGAATGATGGAGCTGGTCGCTGGCTCCGACTTCCGCCGGCCTGAGCTCCGCCGCGAGGTGTTCCTGCGGTTCTACGACTTCCACCTCCGCCACGGCACCCATCCGGGGCTCGTCTGGGCCCTGTTCCCGTGGCTCGCGGAGCGGTTCGGCTGGGACGAGGAGACCTACGCCTGGTTCTGCTTCCTCAACGGCAACACGCAGAATCCCATCACCTCGCTCATGCTGCTCGAGGCCGCGCCCTCGCCCGCCCAGGCTCAGGCCGCGGTGGACTTCTGGCGCGCCGAGTACGCCCGGCTCGAGTGGGACACCGACCGCCGCTACCACAAGCGGATGTTCGACGTAGCGGTCGAGGGGTATCTGGCGGTCGTGGGCTCACGACAGCTCGATTACTGGCGCGGCGCCCGCTCCTGGGAGGGCGTCTGGGCTCTCGCCACGGCCCTTCCGACGTTCGGACGGCTCTCAGCCTGGTCCTATCTCGAGTACCTGTACCTCGCCGGCATCCACGACCACGACGCCTCCACCCTCATGCTCGCTGACCGCTCGGGCTCGCGGTCGCATCGCAACGGGCTGTGCATCGTGTCCGGCCGTGACGAGTTCGACTGGCACGACTCCAACCCGACCTTCGACGGCAGCTACCCGCCCGACCTGCTCAACGACCTCGGCGACGTGGGCGAGGACCTGCTCGCGGCGGCCCGCGCCCGCCGGCCCGGCGACCGCGCGGTGTCGCGGCTCACCCTCGAGAGCGCCCTGTGCACGTACAAGAGCTGGCACCGCCCTCGCCGGCGGTATCCGAACGTCTACGCGGATATGCACTACAACCGCGTCACCCGGGCCGAAGGACTCTGGCCCGAGAGGGACTTCGGCCTGTGGTGGGAGGCCCGTTCGGCCCTGCTCCCGGCCGCCCTCCGGCTCGAGGACAATCCCTACGACCCCGGGCTCCACCCCGACAAGCAAGACCACTACCGGCTCACCGGGCAGGTCATCGTCATGGACTGCGAGGAGCCCTGGGCGGCCAACGACTTCACCGCCCGAGTGGCGGCGGGCGCGTGGGGCCGGTGCCGATGACCCTGACGCCCTGTGAGGAGCGCGGCGGCCGCTGGTACAAGCGCGACGACCTCAACCGCCACCCCTCCGGCGTGAACGGCGGCAAGTGGCGTCAATGCCTCTGGCTGGTCGAGCGCGCCCAGGCCCAGGGCTATCGGCGCATCGTGTCCGGCGCCTCCATCCTGTCCCCGCAGCTACCGATGGTCGCCACCGCGGCCGCGGGCGCCGGCCTCACCTGCACGCTCGTCATCGGCGGTACCACCCCAACCTCCGCCGCCCGCCAGCCCGGCATCCGCATCGCGGCCGATGCCGGCGCCGAGCTCCGGGTCATCGCCGTGGGCTACAACCCCGCGCTCCAGGCCGAGGTTCGCCGGCTCGTGGAGGCCGACCGCGGCCGTGAGGCCGCCATCCTCCACTACGGCATCACCCTGGGGCCCGATGCCTCGCTCGCTGATTACCGGGCGTTCCACAACCTCGGCGCGCAGCAGGTACGGGCCTTACCGCCGGCCGTGCGCGAGCTCGTGGTTCCGTTCGGCTCGGGCAACAGCGGCGCATCCGTGCTCTACGGCCTGTCGCAGGGCCTGGCGCCCGGCGTCGAGCGCGTCCACCTCGTGGGCATCGGCCCCAACCGCCAGGCCTGGCTCGCTGCGCGGCTCGAGCTCCTGGGCGCCGACCTCAGCGACCTCGAGGTCATCCACCACGACCTCCACGGCGCCGGCATCGTCACCTACGGCCAGCGCGTCCGGTGGGTCTCCGACGGCATCGTCCTTCACCCCACCTACGAGGCGAAGGTCGCCCGCTGGCTCGAGGCCTCCGACGCGGTGCCAGCCTGGAACCGCCCGGACGGCTCCGTGGCCCTCTGGGTCGTGGGAGGTCCACTCTCGTGAGGGCGGCCTACGTCATCGGCGCGCCCGGGGTCGGCAAGACCACCGCGCTCGAGCTGGCATTCCCCGCGGTGGCGCCGGCGGAGCGCGCCCCGGGCCCGTTCGGGCTCCTGTGGCTCACCCCCATCGCCGGCGGGTGGCGCCTGGGGCGGCCTCGAGCGCGATTCTCCGGCACCGACGCACTCGCCATGAACGTCCACCCCCAGGCCGTCGCATGGGCCCTCGCGGCGCCGATGCCGGAGGTGGTCGTGGGCGAGGGGCAGCGGCTCGCCACCGCCGCGTTCCTCGACGCCCTGCGGTCCCGCGGCACCGTCCGGCTCATCCACCTCACCGCCGACCCGCTCGAGCTCGAGCGCCGGCGCGCCGGCCGCGGGCAGAACGAGACCTGGGTACGCGCAGCGACGACCCGAGCCGCGAACCTCGCCGCCGAGCTCGGCGCCGCCACCATCGACACCACCGGCCTGTCGCCGGACCTCGTGGCGGAGGTCCTGCGGTCGCTCGTGGAGTGACGCGGTGCCGCGGCCGAAGGACCCCACCCGCGCCCGCCGCGGGACAGGCCACCGACCGCTCCCCGGTCAGGCCAAGCCCGACGAGCACTCCGCCGACGTTCGGCTCGTGGACCACCACGCGGCTCCGCCTCCGCCGCCCGAGGACATGGCGAACCCCGTGGCCCGTGAGTGCTGGAACGTCGCGGTGGAGGAGCTGTGGGAGCGCGGCCTCCGCCGGGCCGACCTGCTCGAGCTCCGGCTGATGTGCGAGCAATACGCCGTCGCCCACGAGGCGGCCAACGGTCGCTTCGGCTTCCAGGTCGTAGGCATCGTCATCCCCGACCCCCGCGGTGACATCATCGAGCCCGACCCCGACCGCCCTGGCGAGCTCCGGACCCGGCATACCGCGTTCATGCCGAACCCCACCGTGAGACTCGGACGAGATGCGGCCAACACCTTCATGCGTATGGCGGCCTCGTTCGGGCTCGACGTCGCATCCCGGATGCGCCTGGGGCTCATGGTCCTGTCGGGGCAGTCCCTCGCCGACGCGCTCATGGAGGAGCTCGAGCGTGACTGAGGCCCGCGTGGACGCCCTACTCGAGGCCTACGCGGAGCAGGGCAGGCGCCTGACGGCCCTCGAGGCTCACACCGTGGACCTGTGGCGGGCCGCGTGGGTGCTGGTCGTGCACCTCGACGTAGGCTCGCTCACCCCGGGCGCCCGCGACGCCCTCGGCGCCCTGGTAGACCTGCTCCCGCCGCCCTCCGAGGAGGCACCGTGACCGCCCTGCCTGCCGGGCTCCTGTCGCCGGCCGACCGCGTCGAGCGATTCTTTCGCCGGTTCCTGACCCACGGCAAGGGCCAGTTCGCAGGGCGCGCCTTCAACCTCGAGCCCTGGCAGCGCACCGACCTCATCGAACCCATCTTCGACCCGCTCGTGGAGCGCGGTGGCCGGCTGCTCCGGGTGGTCACCGAGGGCATGGCGGGCATCGCGAAGAAGAACGGCAAGAGCACAACATCGGCCGGCCTCGGGGCCTACGGCCTGTTCGCCGACGGGCACTACGTCGCCGATGCCGGCGCCCCGGGCGGCTGGTACTGGCAGCGCGAGGTCGGCGCCGAGGTCTACAACGTCGCCGGCTCCCGCGACCAGGCCAAGGTGCTGTTCAACATGGCGAGCTCGATGGTCCGGCGCTCCCCGCTCCTGGCCGCGCAGGCGAAGGTCTACCGCGACGCCATCGAGGTCCCCAAGACCGAGTCCGTATGGCGCGTCATGGCCTCCGATGCCTCGCTCGCCCACGGGCCCTCGCCCTCGCTCGCCATCCTCGACGAGCTCTGGGTCCACACCTCGCCCGAGCTCTACGAGGCGTTCGCCGCCGCCGGCGCCGCCCGGCTCCAGCCGCTCGTCATCTCCATCACCACCGCCGGGTGGAACAAGGACGGCATTGCATACGCCCTCTACGAGCGCGGCCGGCGCAACCGCTCGCGGTCGTTCCACTTCGTCTGGTACCAGGCGAAGGAAGGCACCGCCGCCGACGACCGCGCCGGCTGGCGGGCCGCGAACCCCTCGCGGTGGGTCACCGCCGCCTACATGGACTCCGAGCTCAAGCGCGCCCGGGCCCTCGGGAACGAGGCACAGTTCCGGCGGTGGCATCTCAATCAATGGAGCTCGGGCGAGGAGCTGGCCCTGCCCGTCGAGCTCTGGGACGCCTGCGGCGGCCGCCCGCGCATCCCCGACGGCGCCCGGGTGGTCCTGGGCGTGGACTCCGCGCCGAAGCGTGACTCCACCGCGGTCGCCGTGGTCCATCTCGATGCCGACCGCGTACATCACGTCCGGGTCGCCCACATGAACGCCGACCCCGACACCGGCTACCTCGACTACGCCGCCCTCGAGGACCTGCTCCGCGAGCTTGCCCGGCGCTACGAGGTCGAGCGCATCCTCGTGGACCCCTTCAACATGATGCGCAGCTTGACCATGCTGCTCGACGAGGGACTCCCCGTGGAGGAGTTCCCGCAGACCGACGCCCGCATGATGCCGGCCTCGATGAACCTCTACGAGCTTGTCTACGCCCGCCGGCTCCGCCACGGCAACGCGCGCGAGCTCCGCATCCAGGCCATGAACGCCGGCAAGCGCACCTCGGAGCGCGGCTGGCGGTTCGAGAAGCGCAAGAGCGCCGGCGTCATCGACGGCATCGTGGCCCTGGCTATCGCAACCTATGAGGTCGAGCGCGCCGACGAGGCGACGCCCCGGCCCGTGCTGTTCGTCTGAGCGTGACCGACCCGGCAGGATGGAGGACGACGTGAACTTCCGCAAGGCACTCGGATGGGTATTGGAGCTCCTGGGCCTGGCGGCCGTGGTCACCGCGGCCGCCCTCGTATCGCCCGTGCTCGGGCTGGCCCTGGCCGGCGCCGCGCTCCTGGCCCTGGGCTACGTGGTCTACGGCAACAGCGACGGGAAGGTGAGGTAGCGCATGGACCTGATTCGAGGCCTGGTCTCACGACCCTCCGAGGCCCGTGACGCGAACCTCAGCGCCCTGCTCGAGGCCGCCGGCCGGCGCATGGCAACGTGGGCCGGCCCCTACGTCAGCGAGCTGACGGCGATGCAGCACCTCACCGTCTGGTCGTGCATCTCGCTCATCTCCGACGCGGTCGGGATGCTCCCGCTCCACGCCTACCGGCCGCCGGCGTCCGTGGGCGCCGCGCCCACCCGCATCGAGACGCCCGAGGTGCTCCTGCGGCCACACGTCGATATGGACCGCTACGAGTGGGACGTTCGGATGCTCTGGGCGCTCCTGATGCGCGGCAACGCCTACGGGTGGGTCATCGACCGCGAGAGCAACGGCGCCCCGTCACAGGTACTCCCGCTACACCCCGACGAGGTGCTCATCGAGCGGTCCCGCTCCACGCACGAGCTCGTCTACCGCCTCGTGAGCCCTCACGCGAACGTCGTGCTACCGCCCGAGGACGTGATGCACGTCCGTGGGCTGGTCCTCCCCGGCTCGAGCTCCGTCACGGGGCTGTCCCCGGTGGAGTTCGCCCGCCAGTCCATCGGCCTGGGGCTCGCCGCGACCGAGTTCGGAGCGCGGTTCTTCGGCGACGGCGCCATCCCCGGCGGGGTCCTGCACACCGACCAGGAGCTCGACCAGGACACCGCCACCGAGTATCAGGACCGCTGGGAGGAAGCGCACGGCGGCCGCTCGCGGCGGGTGGCGGTGCTCGGCGGCGGCCTCGAGTACCAGAAGGTCTCGCTGACGCCCGACGAGTCGCAGTTCCTCGAGACGCGCAAGTTCTCGCGGTCGGAGATAGCCGGCTTCTACCGCGTCCCACCCCATCTCATCGGCGACGTGGACCGCTCCACCTCGTGGGGGACCGGCATCGAGGAGCAGGGGCACCAGTTCGTCACCTTCACCCTGTCGCCCTGGCTCCACCGACTCGAGCTGGCCTGGACGCGGCAGCTCGGGCCGCGCATCTACACCCGCTACAACACCGCCGGCCTGCTCCGTGGGCGCCTGGGCGAGCGGTACAACGCCTACACCCTCGCCCGGCAGGGCGGCTGGATGAACGTGGACGAGGTTCGGGCCCTCGAGGAGATGCCGCCGCTCCCCGACGACAAGGGCCAGGACTACCTCCAGCCGCTCAACTACGCCCCGGTGCCACCCGGCGGCGGGCCCGCGGCGCCGCCGCCCGAGCCTGTCGCCGTGACCGAGCCGCCATCATGACCTCGAGGAGGTAGCGCCCTATGCCCTGGCACATCGAGACCGACAACCCTGACTGCGACGGGTGGGCCGTCGTCAAGGACGACGACGGCACCGTCGAGGGCTGTCACACGGACGAGGAGGCGGCCGAGGCCCAGATGGCCGCCCTGTACGGCAGCGAGGCAGAGGAGGAGGAGGAGGAGAGCTCCGCTCCGCCCGCGGCGCCGGCGGTGGAGTTCGCCGGGCGCGGCTCCGTGCGGGCCGACCGCGAGGTACGGGCCGGGCTCATCCACGTCCGTGAGGGCGCTCCTGGGGAGCCGGTCACGGTCTACGGGCACGCGGCCACCTTCGACCAGCCCTACATGGTCCGGGACTGGCTCGGGGAGTACGAGGAGTCCATCGCCCCGGGCGCCTTCGACAAGACCCTGCAGGAGGCCGACGTTCGCTTCTACATCGACCACGCCGGGGTCGCCCTCGCGCGCTCGAGCGCCGGCAACCTCGACCTCGGCACCGACGAGACCGGGCTCACCTACGAGGCCCGTCTGCCGGCCGGCGTGAGCCTCGTCAAGGACCTCGCCGAGCTCATGCGCGCCGGCGTCATCCGCGAGTCCAGCTTCGCATTCCAGACCGTCAAGGACACCTGGAACGACGACTACACCAAGCGCCGGGTAGACGAGGTACGGCTGTTCGACGTATCGGTGGTCAGCCTCCCGGCCAACCCGGCCGCCGCCGCGGGCATCCGGGCCGCCCTCGCCCTCCGGCAGGCCGCGCCCGACCTGTGGACGCCCGAGCTCGGCGCCGCGGTCGCCGACGCGCTGCGCGAGGGCAAGGTGCTCTCGAGCTCCAACGCCGCGCTCGTGCGCGACGTGGTCTCCATGCTCGAGCAGCTGCTCGCCGCGGCTGCGCCCAAGGACGAGAACGATGGCGCGCGTGACGCGCAGGCCATGATGATGAGACAGCGCCTGGTCGAGGTGGCCCGGCGCCGACGGTAGCGAGGCCGGAAGGCACGCTCTGGGGGAGCCGGACCGCACGCCGGTCCACTCCTACCGGGGAGCCGCCCTCCACCCGCGAGCAGGCACGAGAGACAGGAGAACGTGACGATGGCAGACCTACTCGAGACCCTCGAGGCTCGGCGGGCGGCCCTGTTCGACAAGTTCGACGGCATCGCGGCCCGCGGGGCCGAGGCCGGCGGGCTGTCCGACGAGGACGCGGTCGAGTTCGACCAGTTGAAGGACGAGCTCGACGAGCTCGACGAGCGCATCGCCGGCGTCAAGAAGGTCGCGGAGCAGCGCGCGGTGGCGGCGGCGGCGGCGGCAAGCGCCGGCGCGGCTTCCGGCGTCCAGGTCGTGTCCGAGCCGGGCGTCTACACGCCCGAGTCGAACCGGCGTGACGGCGTGAGCTTCTTCCGTGACGTGGCACAGCGCACCGCCGACCCCGACGCAGCTGACCGGCTCCTGCGTCACCAGCGCGGCGCCGGCGTCCAGGCCCGTGACGTGGGCACCGGGGCCTTCGCCGGCCTCACCGTCCCGCAGTACCTCACCGAGCTCGTGGCGCCGCTGCGGCGGGCCGGAGCGCCGACGCTCAACCTGACCAACAAGCACACCCTCCCGGGTGACGGCATGACCGTGAACATCTCCCGTATCACGACGGGCACGGGCACCGCCGCGCAGGCGACGGAGAACGCCGCGGTCCAGGAGACCAACATGGACGACACCCTGCTCACGGTGAACGTCCGGACCTACGCCGGGATGCAGGACGTGTCGCGGCAGGCCATCGACCGCTCCGTGGGCGTCGATGACATCATCATCGAGGACCTGACCCGGGCGTACCTCACCACGGTGAACAGCGCCATCATCAACGCCGACGGGACCAGCGGGACCCACCTCGGCATCCGTTCCACCAGCAACATCGTGTCCGTCACGTACACCGACGCCTCCCCGACGGCGGCCGAGCTGTACCCGAAGCTGTTCGACCTCATCCAGCAGATTCAGTCCGGCGTGTTCATGGGCATCGACTACTTCCTGATGCACCCGCGCCGGTTCTGGTGGACCGCCTCACAGGTCGGCACCACGTTCCCGTTCCTCCAGTTCTTCTCGAACGCCCCGCAGGTGGGCGGCTCCGTGGAGAGCGTGGGGTACGAGGGTGGAGCCTCCGGCAACATCGGCGGCATCCCCGTCGTGGTCGATGCCAACATCCCGACCAACCTCGGAGGCGGCACCGAGGACCTCATCCTCGGCGTCACCTCGAGCGAGCTCCACTTCTGGGAGGACCCGGGTGCTCCGCTGTTCATCCGGACCGACCAGGCCGTGGCAGACCAGCTCACCGTCCGGTTCGTGCTCTACGGGTACTCCGCGTTCACCGCGGGCAGGTACCCGGGTGCGCACGGGACCATCGGTGGCACGGGGCTCATCGCACCGACCTTCTAAGCACAGCGTCCAGGCGAGGGTGGCCCGGGTCGGGCCGGGCCGCCCTCGTCAGGCGAAGGGAGAGAGGTTCCGTGGACAAGCGAGACCCCAACAGCACCGAGCCCTCGCGCGACGGCCACATCGCCGCGCTCAAGCGCGAGTTGGCAGGCTACGAGGCCGCCGGCCGTGAGGACCGGGCCGCGGCCGTCCGGGTCGAGCTGGCTCGGCTCACCGGCCGTAAGGACCCCGACGCAGAGCCTGTCGAGCGGGCGGTAGCCGCCGCGCCCGAGCAGGCCACCTCACCCCGGCCTCGTAAGGCCACCGCGAAGAGGAAGGCGACCTGATGCCCATCTCCAACTACGGCCGCGACCAGATGCTCGACTGGGTCTGGAACGCCGATGCGACCGGTATCCCGACCGGCGACCTCTACATGCAGCTCCACTCTGGCGACCCCAACGCCACCGGGGCGAGCAACGTCGTGTCCGTGGCCCGTGTCCAGGTGCCCGTCGGCGCCGCCGCCTCCGGCACCGTAGCCAACACCGGCAACGTGGACTTCGTCTCGATGCCGGCCGTCACCGGCGACGGCGTCTGGGGCTGGTCCGTGCACGACGGCGCCGGTTCGGGCCTCCCGCCCACCGGCGCGAATGCCTGGTGGTGGGGCGTGTTCAACAGCGCCGAGGGTGTCGCCGATGCCGGCACCGCCGAGGTCACGTCCAACCTGTTCCACTCCGGCGCGCACGGGCTCACGACCAACGACCGCGTCTGCTTCCTCGCGGTGCCCGGGGCGCCCGGTGGCTCCATCGGCGGGCCCACCCTCATCGGGACCGGCACGGGCGTCCTCTACCACGTCATCGCGACCGGCCTCACGACCGACGTGTTCTCAGTCTCGACGACGCAGGGCGGTGGCGCCCTGGACCTCACGGGCGACGGCACCCTCCGGTGGTTCAAGGTCGGCAACAAGACCACCAACCTCAACGACACCTTCCGGGTGGCTACCGGCGACCTCGACGTGTTCCTCGAGGCCTGACGCGGAGGCCCGGCGCCGGTGCCTACGCTCACCTTCGCCACCGGCTTCGAGAATCGCATCGCGGCTGACTGCCCAGGCACCGCGACGGCCACCACCGCGCAGCTCTGGGAGTCCATCGCCGGTACGCCGGCGGTGGTCGCCGGCAGCCGCCCGGGCGGTCGGGGCGACTGGGTACTCGAGATATCGGCTGCCGCCGCGACCGCCGAGAACGTGACGTGGGTACAGCCCGCGGCGACCCAACGGGTCGTGCTGTCCTTCTGGTTCCGCATCCTCAACCTGCCCACGGGTGGGGACTTCCGTATCTGGTCCACCTCGACCACCGCCGGCGGGCAGATTCTCCTCGTCACTACCGCGGGCGTGCTCGTGGCGGAGCCGGCCGGCAACGCCGGCGACCGGCAGACCGGGCCCACGCTCGAGGTCGGCCGCTGGTACCTGCTCGAGGTGGACTCCAACACCAGCGGCACGCAGCACTCGATGGCCTGGCGCGTGGATGGCGTCGCCCAGAACACGGCGACCACGACCGACTCTCCGGGTGCCCAGGACCAGGGGAATCACCGGTTCGGCACCACCGCGACCACACACACGAACGCCGTCACCGCGCAGTACGACGATGTCGTGGTGTCGTTCACCGGCGCTGACTACCCGCTCGGGCCGCACACCGTGGTCGGCTATCTCCCGAACAGCGACGTAGACATCACCCAGGTCGGGGCGGGCGCGTTCGTCGATGCCGGCGGCACGGCCATCTCAGGCGGCAACCCGGCCTGGGACAACCTCGTGACGCCCTGGGACACCGCAGCCACCCTCCGGGTCGAGCAGACGGCCAACGCGGCCGCCGGCTACATCGAGGTCGGCTTCGCCGATGCCACCGGCACCCGCGACCCCGTCGCCGTATCTGCCATCGGCGTGTTCCGCGCCGATAGCACTACGGCCTGCAACGTCGAAGCGCGCGTGAACGACGGCGGCACCGTCGATAACTGGACCGGCCTGTTCGACCCCTCCGAATCCACCAACGTGAACCGCTGGAAGATGTACGCCGTCCGGCCCAACGGCGGCACGGCCTGGACCCTCGCCGCGCTCAACGCGCTGACCGTCCGGTTCGGCTTCTCCGCCGATGCCGCGCCCGACCCCTGGGTCGTGGGCTTCATGTTCGAGGCAGCCTACGTCACCGTCCCGTCGGCGCCGCCCGGGCTGCTCGACCCCTATCGGCGCTCCGTGCTCATCCGTTCCTAGAGGGAGGTTCCGTCATGGGCTTCATGTTCTCCGCCTCGCAATCCGCGCAGGCCGTCACCACCGCGGTAGACCTGTTCCACGTCACCGTGGGCACCGAGCGCCCCATCGTGCTCCATTGGCTAGAGCTGTTCCAGACCACGGACCTGAGCGACGCCCAGGAGGAGGTCATCGGCATCGGCATCTACCGGGGCGTCACCGGCGGTGGCGCCGGCTCGGCGCTGACCGAGGTGGGGCTCAACGACGCGAACCCGACGGCCTCGGCGGCCGTCGTGGGTCAGGGGACCGCCTCCACGGGTGGCAACCTCATCGGGCTCATCGGCTGGAACATCCGACAGGCAGGTCCCATCTGGGTCCCCACGCCGGAGCTCCGTCCCGAGATTGACGCTGCCAACGACCCTGTCGCGTTCCGTCTGATGGCCGCGCCCACCGACTCCATCACGGTCTCAGGCACCCTGTACTGGGAGGAGGGCTAGGCCCTGACGCGGCCGCGGGCAGGCCGTAAGCAGGCCGGCGTCGGCGTCTACCGCCGGCGGCCGGCGGACCGCGTCCTGTTCCGGCGGTACATTCCGCCCTCTGCTCCTGCGGGCACGCCCGTCGTCACCGGCGCGGCCTCCGCCCGCTCGAGCTCGCGGGCCGCCGCCGCCTCGACCGTCACCACGACGGCCGTGGCCTCCGCGCGCACCCGCTCGCGGGCCGCCGCCATCTCGCTCGTCATCGTCCCGGCCGCGGTCTACACCAACCGCCGCTACACCTTCGACGAGGGCACCGACGCCTCGACCATCACGACGGGCGACACCGGCTCCGGCGACCCATTCGACGGCGTCACGATTGGGGTCGGGAACTCCGTCGAGTACGACACGGCGGTCCGGCTTCACGGGAAGGCGTCGGCGCGTGTCTTTACCGACACGAACAACAACGGCAACTTCTACTGGTCGTTGCTCGAGGAGCCCGAACGGTTCTATGTCTGCATCTACTCGCGGCTCACTACGGTCGGCTCGCTCCTGCGCATCGTCTACTTCCTCCAAGGGAACAACTCAATGGGCGGCGCGCGGTTCAACACCTCGCGCGTCCTGGCGATGCTCGACGACGCCGGGGCCGTCATCACCGGTTCGACGTTCACGACCATCCCGAACCTAGGCGAGTGGTTCCGCCTCGAGGTCTACATCGAGCCCGCGACCGGCGGATGGGAGCTGCGACTGTTCACCGGGGCCGACCTCGAGAGTGCGACCCCGACCGAGTCCAAGTCCGGAACCGGCGCATCGTTCACGTCGGGCGGGACGCTCATCGCGAACCGTGTGCGGTTCGGTTCCGTCGGCAACGCGCATGAGTTCTACATCGACTCAGCCGCGGTCTCGACCGGGTCATGGCTCGGGCCCTGGCGGCCGCTGCGCTATCGCTCGAGCTCGCGGGCCGCCGCCATCTCGACCGTCACCACGACCGCGGCGGCCTCCGCCCGCTCGAGCTCGCGGGCCGCCGCCACCTCGACCGTCACCGCCGGCACGGTCACGGTCACCGCGGCGGCCACCGCCCGCTCGAGCTCGCGGGCCGCCGCCATCTCGACCGTCACGACGACGGCCGTGGCCTCCGCGCGCACCCGCCCTCGCGCCCTCGCCGCCGGCCTGGGGCTCGCCCTCGGCGCCGCCTCCGAGAGAGGCCGCTCGCGGGCCCTGGCCGCCGGCCTGGGGCTCGCCCTCGGCGCCGCCTCCGCGAGAGGCCGCTCGCGGGCCCTGGGCACGTCCCTGCGCATCGCAACAGCCTCGGCTAGTGCTCGGGGCCAGGCACGCTCCCTCGCGGCTTCCTCGAGCATCACGACGGCCGCGGCGGCCTCCGCCCGCTCGAGCTCGCGCGTCATCGCCATCTCGACGGTCGGGACGGTCACCGTCGTCACCGCTGCGGGTGGCTCGCGGAGCGCCCCGCGGGCTCTCGCCGCCGCCTCGGGCATCACGACGACGGCCGTGGCCTCCGCGCGCACCCGCCCTCGCGCCCTGGCCGCCGGCCTGGGGCTCGCCCTCGGCGCCGCCTCCGCGCGGGCTCGCACACGCTCCCCGGTGGCCGCCTCGAGCATCACGACGACGGCCGTGGGGCGCAGCCGGACCACCACCCGGGCGCCTCTCATCACCCTGGCCCTCACGACGGCCGTGGGGCGTGACCGCGGCCACGCCCGCGACGCGGCCGTCAGCGGCGCCGGCGTACTCTCATTCGTGCTCGACCTGGGCCGGGCCGCCTCCGGGCCCGACCTGGGCCGCTCGGGCATCGGCTCCCGCGAGGTTGCGAGCGCGGCCGTGACCGCCGACATAGGCTGAGACCCACAGGGAGGTCAGATGGACCGCATCCTCGCCGGAACGGGCTCCAAGGTCCGTATCACCAACTACGACACGAACGGGGACCCCGCCGATGCTGGCGGCGGCAACGGCACGGCCGTCGTCACCGACTCCGCCGGCGCCGCGGCGCCCGGGTCGCCCTACACGGCCGTCCGGGTCTCCACCGGGACCTACGAGGTCACCCTGAGCGCGACCCTGACCGTGCTCGACGTGTACGACGTGGACTGGACCCTCCCCGATACCACGCACCGCTCCACCCAGTTCGAGCTCGTGCGCACCTTCCTGTTCGCCGTGGCCGACCTCCAGGCTCTCGACTCCGTGCTCGCGAACGAGACCGACTTCCCCATCCCCACCCTCGTGAACGCTCGGGAGAACGCCGAGCAACGGTTCGAGGAGGTTGCCGACGTGAGCTTCACCACCCGCGGCGCCCGCCTCCGGCTCGACGGCAACGGCCGATACAACCGCAACGGCGACGGCTTCATCGGCACCGGCCTACAGGAGCTCCAGCGGGTCATCTCCTGCTCCGTCGATGGCACCGCGCTCACCGGGCCGCAGCTGGCCGAGCTCGTGGTCTACCGCCACGGCACCATCATCTGGCCCGCCACCCGGTGGGTCCTGGGCGCCGGCAACATCTCCATGCTCGTGGAGCACGGCTACTCCACCGTGCCCGAGCCGGTTCGCCGGGCCGGGCTCCTGTACGCCCGCACCGTGCTCATCCGCTCGGCGATGGAGCAGTCCGACCGCGCCACCGCGGTGTTCACCGAGCTGGGCGGCTATCGCCTCACCCTGGCCGGGCGCGACGGCCCCACCGGCCTGCCCGACGTGGACGCCATCCTGGCGCAGTTCGGCCGGCGGCCGGCGGGGAGCTTCGCCTAGATGCCGCTCACCTCGAGGCTCGCAGCGGCCGAGGACGCGCTCCTGGCCGCCATCGTGGCCCAGGCCGCCCTCCCGGCCAACCCGCTGGCCGGCGTCGCCCTCCGGCTCGGAGACCCCGGCTCCGGGGTCCGGCCCGAGCACGTCTGGGTCGCTGAGGACGCCCGGGCGGAGCAGGTCTCCGACCTCAGCTCCCAGGAGTTCCCGTCCGGCGGGCGTGAGGAGACCTTCGAGATGCGAGTGCTCGTGCTCGTCACCCGCTCAGGCGATGACTACGAGGCCCTCCGCAACCGCGCGACGGCCCTGGCGGCCGAGGTCGAGACCGCGGTGGCCGACGACCGCCGGCTCGGCGGTTCCGTCGAGGACTGCGAGGTCGTGCGCATCGAGCGCGCCGGCGGGGCGACCGAGATGGGGCGCGGCATCCTGACCACCATCTACATCGGCGCGCGGGCATGGCTCGGCGCGTGACGGACCCTCTACCGTGGGAGGCACGATGAAGACCTACGTACTGGCCGAGGCTGTGACCGTGGAGGTCTGGTACGCCGGCGAGCGGTGTGCCTTCGCCGGCGGGCCCGGCAACGTCAAGCCGAAGAACGAGCAGCAAGAACGGGCCCTCGAGCACCTGCTCACCACCCGGCCCGACCTCGTGAAGGTCTCGAGCAGCCGCAAGGCGGAGGACTGACCTATGCCACTCCAGAAGCGCATCGCATTCGTGGGCCTGGCGAAGCAGACCGCGAAGGGAGCCGCGGCTGCCAACCCGACCTACGGCCTCGGGGTCCGGGGCGGCTCCACCCTCCGGGTCGAGATTGACCAGGAGAACGACGGCATCACGTTCGCCTCCCGCGTGAGCTCCGACGACAACCGCAACGGCATTGTCGCCGGCGCCGCCATCCAGACCCGCCTCTGGCCGCGGTCCTCCGGCCTGCTCCTGTACGGCGCCCTGGGCGGCATCTCGACCACCGGCGCCGGGCCCTACACCCACACCATCACCCCGGCCGCGAGCCTTCCCTACCTGACCACGTTCGCCCAGCTGGACACCGAGTATCACAAGGTCGCCGACTGCAAGGTGAACAGCCTCACCATCGCCTGGTCGGAGCGGTCGCCCGTCGAGGTCGAGTACGACCTGATGGGCATCACGGCCACCCTCTACACCAGCTCGTGGACCGCGACCAACGACGAGAACGGGCAGGTCAGGTTCATCCCGCCGGGCGGCACGTTCCAGGTCGATGCCGTCTCCGGCACCCCGGCCACGGCGAAGGTCGTGGGCGGCCGCATCACCATCAACAACAACCTCGTGCCCATCCCGTTGTCAGCCTCCGTGCTGCCCGACGACATCTTCGAGGCCGAGGCGGCCCTCGAGGTCGAGCTGCGGCTGATGCCCGACAACACGACCGAGTGGCGGAAGCTGCTCACCGGCGCCGGCGGCGGCACCACGCCCACGGGCTCCGTCGTCTACGGGTCGTTCAGCGAGAAGTTCACCATAGACGCGAGCAACGACCTCACCCTCGTGGGCACCCGGGTCGCCTTCCTGGCCGACTACCCGGAGGCCGACCCTGCGGGCGGCCCCGCGGAGCTGACCCTCACCGGCCGCATCAAGAAGCCGGCTGGCGCCGCGCTCACCGCCACGCTCATCAACGCCGTCGCGACCTACTAGAGGGGAGACGCAGATGCCGAGGGAGAACGTAAGCAACACCGACGAGGCCTGGCTCTGGGCGGGCTCGCCGAACGGCGGCATCGTGGCCGAGAACTACGAGCGGTCGAGCATCAGCGCCGACCTCGCCGCGCTCACCACCCAGGTCATGCTCAGCGTCGGCGTCCCGCTGCAAGCCGGAGAGACCATCACCTCGCTCTCGTTCCTGTCCGGCGCCACCGCGGCGGGCACCCCGACGAACTACTGGGCCGCCCTCTACGACACGGCCGGCGTCCTCATGGCGCAGAGCGCCGACGCGCTGACCGCGGCCTGGGCCGCCGACACGGCCAAGACCTTCACCCTGAGCACCGTGGTTGCCGCCTCCGTATCCGGCATCTACTACGCCGCGCTCATGGTCAAGGCCACCACGGTCCCCACGCTCATGGGCCGTAGCGTGAACCGGGCGGCCGCCGCCGGGGTCATCGCCGCAGGGCAGAAGGTGCTCGCGCAGACCTCCGGCTCCGCCCTCGTGGGCACGGCACCGGGTACCATCGCCACCCCTACCACGGTGGTGAACGTCCCCTACGTGGCACTCAGATAGCACCGCGCGCCGGCTCGCGCACGGCCGGCTCGCACCCCCAGAGGCAAGGAGGAACCCATGCGCGCAACGGTCACCGCGACCATGCTCGACGGCTCCACGCAGACCGTGCGGGGCGAGATGGCCCCGCTCACCGACCGCGTAGCGTTCGAGCGCCAGTTCCACACCTCCGCGACCGTGCTCTCACGGCTCGCGGATATGTTCGACGAGAACGGGCGGCTCCGTGACGAGGCCGACCCTGCGGCCCTCCGGGAGGAGTGGACCGCGTTCCTGTCCTGGCGGATGCTCGCCCGGGCCAACCCCGAGGCCTTCAACCTCGGCTTCGAGGGCTGGCTCGAGCAGGTCTCCGAGGTTGCCCTGGACGTCACCGAGGAGGAGGTTGGCGAGGAGGTCCCTACCGCGACCGCGGCAGCGCCCATTACCAGCTAGCGCAGCTCGCGGTCGAGCTCGGCATACCGCCCCGGGAGCTGGAGGAGTCAGACCCGATGATGCTCGAGGCCATGCTCACCTACATCGACGAGCGAGAGCGCCAGCGCCGTTCTGAGGCCCTGGCAGCCCGCCTCCGGGGCGGTGGGTAGGGATGGCCGCGACGCCCCGTGGCGGCATCGAGATAGCGAACCTCCGCCAGTTCCGCGCCGACCTCAAGGCCGCCAGCGCCGAGCTTCCCCGCGCGCTCACCACAGCCCTCAAGGCCGCCGGCGCGCCGGCCGTGGAGCGTACCGAGCAGGTCGTGGCCCGTGGTGACACCGGCGCCCTCGCGGCCGGCTTCGGCATCCGGACGGCCGGCGCCGCCGCCTCCATCGTGAACCGCGTCCCCTACGCGGCCGGCGCCGAGTGGGGCTTCCGCGGCAAGTGGTCCGGCTTCAACAAGTACGGCCCGCCGGGGCGGTTCGCCTGGCGGGCCCTGCGCGAGAGAGAGGACGACGTGGCCCGCATCATGACCGAGTACCTCGAGGACGTCATCGAGCTCCACGGGTGGGCGAGGCCCTGATGGTCGCCGGCGGGCAGTCCAAGGACCTCCGCATCCGCTACGTCGGAGACACCTCCGGCGTCAAGAAGGCCGTGGGCGAGATTGACGCCGCCCACCAGGGCATGGCGAGCAAGATGGCCGCGGTCGGCTCCAAGATGCAGAGCGCCGGGCGCGGCCTCACGATGGGGCTCACCCTGCCGCTCGCGGCCGCCGGGGTCGCATCGTTCAAGGCCGCGTCCGACCTCGGCGAGTCCATGAGCAAGGTCAAGGTCGTGTTCGGCGACGCCTCCGACGCGGTCGTCAAGTGGTCGGAGGACTCTGCGACCGCGTTCGGCATGAGCCAGCAGCAGGCCCTCGAGGCCGTGGGCACCTACGGCAACCTGTTCTCAGCGTTCGGGGTCGGCGCCCAGGAGTCCGGCAAGATGTCGAAGTCCCTCGTGGGGCTGGCGGCCGACCTGGCATCCTTCAACAACGCATCGCCCGAGGAGACCCTGCTCGCCATCCGCTCGGGCCTGTCCGGAGAGACCGAGCCGCTCAAACGCTTCGGCATCGCCCTGTCTGCCGCCCGCATCGAGGAGGAAGCCGTCGCCCTGGGCCTCATGAAGGTCGGCGGGGAGCTGTCGAACGCGGCGAAGTCTCAGGCCGCCTACTCGCTCATCATGAAGGACTCCACCCTCGCCCAGGGCGACTTCGCCCGCACCGCCGACGGCGCCGCGAATCAGCAGCGTATCCTCCGGGCCGAGCTGTCCAACGCGGCCGCCGAGATAGGCTCCGCTCTGCTCCCCGTGGGGCTCAAGCTCACCGAGTGGGTCCGGGGCCTCATCGGCTGGTTCGCGAACCTCTCGCCCGAGGCGAAGCGCATGGTGGCAATCATCGGGGCCATCGCCGCGGCCGTGGGCCCGCTGCTCATCATCCTGGGCAAGCTCGCCACGGCCATCTCCGCCATCCAGAAGGTCATGCAGGCGAGCGCCCTGGCCAACCCCTGGCTCCTGCTCGCGGTGGCGGTCGTGGCGGTCGTGGCCCTCATCATCGCGAACTGGGACAAGGTGAAGAAGTTCGTCCTCCCCGTGCTCAACACCATCAAGGACGTCGCTCTGGCCGTCTGGGACGCCATCAAGGCCGCCGCCGTGGCCGTATGGGACGCCATCGGCGGGGCCGTCAAGGCCGCGTGGGCCATCATCTCGACCATCGCGAAGGCGTACTGGACCGTCTGGTCAGGCATCTTCAAGGCCGTCTGGGCGGTCGCGAAGGTCGTGTGGAAGGCGATAGCCACCGTGGTCAAGGTCGTCTGGGCCGTCATCCGCGGCATCGCCACGGCCTACCTCGCGGTGTGGCGCGGCGCCTTCCAGGTCGTGGCCGCGGTCGCTCGGGTCGTCTGGGCCGCCATCAAGAAGGTCGTGGGCGCCGTCTGGGCCGTCATCCGCGGCATCGCCCTGGCCTACAAGGCCGTGTGGACCGGCATCTTCAACGCGGTCAAGGCCGTGGCCTCCGGCGCCTGGAACGGCATCAAGGCCGCGGTCTCCACCGTCTGGGGCGCCCTCAAGAACATCGGGAACACGATGCTCGGCTTCTTCCGCGGCATCTGGAACACCATCAAGGACACCGCCCGCACGGCCTGGAACGGCGTCAAGGACATCGTCACCGGCGTCTGGGACACCGCGCGGGAGGCCGGCCGTAGCGCGTTCAACGCCGTGGCCGGCTTCTGGAACAGCACCGTGGGCAGTCTCAGCTTCCGGGTGCCCGACTGGGTCCCGCTCATCGGCGGCAAGGGCTGGGACGTACCCGATATCCCGCTGCTCGAGCGCGGCGGCCGCATCCTCGGCTCCGGGCTCGCCATCGTGGGCGAGCGCGGGCCCGAGCTCGTGAGCCTCCGCCCGGGCGCCACCGTCGCCCCGCTCGGCAACGCATCCGCCGGCGGCAACCGCCTCCACGTCACCCTCGACCGGCGCCACTTCGACCGGCAGATGGAGCTCGCCTACATGAGCGGGCGGATGGGCTGAGCGGTGGCGAGCTGGACCCTCGACGTCTACAACCGCACCGGGTCTACCCTGGTCCAGGCCGACATACCCTTCCGCGGGCTGGCGGCCCGGTGGGAGCTCAACGGCGCCGGCTCGCTCGAGGCTGACTTCGCCCTCGAGGCCGCCGGCCTCACCGCCGCCGCGGTCGGGCAGCACGAGCTCCAGCTCAAGCGCAACGGCACCACCGTCTGGGCCGGCCCGCTCCTGCAGACCGACGTGGACCCGCAGGGCCGGACCGTCCGGTTCGCCGCGCAAGGGCTCCTGTCCTGGCTCGGCTCCCGGGTGGTCACCACCGACCTCTACTACAACGCCGTGGCGCAGCAGACCATCGCCTGGAACCTCATCTCGCACACGCAGGGCCAGGCGAACGGCTCCCTCGGGCTCGTTCAGGGCACCCACACCGGCACCTCCAAGACCCGGACCAAGGCTTACTGCGGCCTCTACGAGCGCCCGAACGTGCTCGAGGAGCTGCTCAAGTTCACCGGCTACGACGACGGGCTCGACTTCGACATCGACCCCGCTACCCGGGAGTTCGACACGTGGTACGGCTCCCGCGGCGCCGCCTCCGGGCTCACCCTGTCCGGCACCAACCTCGACGAGCTCACCTACGTCGAGTCTGCCGCCGAGATGGTCACCTATGCCACCGCCATCGGCGAGGGCGACTGCAAGCCGAACGTCCAGGACCACGTCGCCCCGGGCTCCGAGCCCACCACCTACGGCCGGCGGCACGCCGTGGTGGACGTGGAGGACACCATCACCGCCGATATCCTCGCCCAGGCGAAGGAGCTCGTGAACGCGGGCAAGCGCACGCGGTTCGATGCCTCCGTAGCGTTCCGTGAGGGCGGCACCGGGGCGCCGGCGTGGGGCTCCTGGGCCGTGGGCGACACCCTCACCCTCACCGACAACCGCGGCTACTCGAACTTCTCACGCACCCTCCGCATCGCCGGCTGGAGCGTCGCCCTCGACCGCGGGCTCCCCGGCATCGCCTACGTCCAGATGGACCTGACCTCGGCGGTCGGCGCATGAGCAAGGGGAACGAGCCGCGCAAGGGCTCCATGCTCGAGGTCAAGCGATACACCGAGGCCTCCGCGAAGCGCGCCCGGCGGTTCAAGAAGAGGCCCTGCGGCTCCGACGCCCCGGTGGCGCCCACCGGCCTGTCGCTCACCTTCGTGAACACCCACAAGGAGCGGAAGCGCCGCTGGCAGGCGAAGCTCCTGTGGAACGAGGTGGACACGAACGAGTACGGCGCCTCCACCGTCTGCGACCGCTACAACGTCCAGGTCCAGCACGGCACCGATGGCGCGAACCCCGTGGGCGAGACCCGCAAGTACGTGAAGAACGCGAAGGACGAGGACGCCGACGCCACCGCCCACATGATTCTCGACCGGACCGCCCGACGCTACTACTACCGGTTCCGCGTCCAGGGCGTGAACAAGGCCGGCTGCCGGAGCTCGTGGAGCTCGTGGACGGCCTGGCAGCAGCCCGGCGCCGAGGCTCCGCCGGCGCCCACCAGCGTCAAGACCTACGACTCGTCCACCGACCGCGTCGTGGTCGAGTGGGGCGCGCCCGCCGACCCGAACGATGCCGACCGCATCGACGAGGACATCGACTACTTCCAGGTCCAGGTCTCCATCTCGAGCACGTTCGCCACCACCTACAAGTTCGACCGGCGCCAGGACGGGATGCGCAAGAGCTTCAAGGTAAGCAACACCGAGAGCGGTGGGTCCACCTACTACACCCGTGTCCGTTCGGTGAACGCCGAGGGCGACAAGAGCTCGTGGATACCGGCGACCCTCGCCGGCAACAGCAACCCCGCCACCCCGGCCGACGGGGTTGTCATCGGCGCCGCGGGCTCGGGCAAGACCAAGGTGCCGTGGAACGTGTTCGGCCGGCTCAAGCTCCTGTCCGAGGCGCAGACCTCCGACTTCGACATGGACGAGGGACTGACGCTGGCGAAGGTTCGGGCCCGCGTGAAGGTCGCCCCGCTCGGGAGCTCCATCATCATCGGGCTCTACAAGAACGGCGTGAGCATCGGGACCGTGACCATCGCCGCCGGCGCGAAGCGGGGCGTGAACGACGGCCTCACGACGACGTTCGTGGACTCCGACCGCATCTCCTGCTCCATCGACCAGGTCGGGAGCTCGACCCGCGGCGAGAATCTCGTCGTGGTGTGGGTGTTCAATCCGACCTAGGGAGGCGACCCGTGGCACGACTGGTACTGGAGGGCTTCGAGTGCTCGACGAGGCATGGGAACGGCTCCGGCTACCCTGGTTCGACCGGCTGGCAGGGCGCCTGGACCGACCCGGGTACGTTCGACTTCATCGAGAACATCGCAGGCTACGCGCTCGCTGACGGCGCCGGCTGGTGGTCCGACTACTCGTGCGGCATCGAGGACTACAACTACGCCGGGTGGGACCTCGGCGCGGACAAGACCGAGGTGTACGGGTCGTTCTACTTCAAGACCGACACGTCGCAGACCTACAACATCTGGGAGTTCGGCCGCGGTCCCGGGTCGCTCCCGCAGGCATCCATCGGGCTCGCGGCCGGTCAGCTCGTCGCCCGACGCGGCGGCTCCGGCGGGACCATCCTCGGGACGGGGCCGCTGTTCACAACGGGCGTCTGGTACCACATCGAGTATCGCTACCTGTGCGACCAGACCACCGGGCGGTTCGTCGTCAAGGTGGACGGCGACACGAAGATTGACTACACGGGCGACACCGCGGTGGAGAGCACGGCCAACTTCCGCTACCTCTGGCTCCTGGCGGGCACCGGCAACGCCAACGGCTACTTCGACGACGTCATCGTGAACGACACGTCCGGCTCGACGAACACCAGCTGGCCCGACGGCGAGGTCGTGGTCGGGCTTCGGGCCTCCGGCTCGGGCGACACCAACGACCTCGACCCTGGGCGCGGCAACGGCAGCGAGACGACCTTCCAGCGCGCCTACATCGACGAGTTCACGTTCGATGTTCCCGACATCTCCCCGGCGCCCGACGCGCTCTGGAACCGAGTGGACAGCTTCGCCCGCCTCAACCTCCAGCTCGACGTGAACGTGGAGACCGGGCGGGAGTCGGTGGGCCGGAACGAGTCATGGGTCGTGACCGGTACGGGCGTCCAGTACGACGACTGCCTCATGGTCCAGGCCATCTCGCCGCCGCTCGCGGCGCAGACCATCTCTGGCACCTTCAAGGGCTACTTCCGGGTCCGGTCGAACCTCGCATCCTTCGACGGTCGCTCGCAGCTCGTCATCCGCGTGGTCTCGGCGGACGGCGCGACCGTCCGGGGCACGCTCTACGCGGGCGATACCGGGACGGGCACCGTCACGCAGGAGTGGCCGGCCTCGTCCTCCACCTTCACCAACAGGTCGTTCCCGCGGTCTGTCCCGGCGTCGCTGTCATCCCTCGCCATCTCAGCGGGCGACCGCCTCGTTATCGAGCTCGGCTTCCGTATCCACTCCGCCTCGAACGACCAAGGGCAGCTGCGGCTCGGCATCCTCGACCCGGCTACCTACCCGACCGACCTCGCGGAGAACGAGACCGACCAGGGCGACCACGGACGCGGGTGGCTCGAGTTCTCATCGGCCATCACGCTGGCGGCGAGCTCGGCGGAGAACTACCGCTACACCGGGCGCGAGATGGCACCGGGTGCAGGCGCCCTGCTCCGTTCCTCGACCACCGACGAGAAGGACCTCTACACGCTCTCGAACCTGTCAGCACTCCTGTCCTCCGTCGCAGCCGTCAAGGTCGAGGCCCTGGTCCGTAAGACGCAGCCGGGTACACGCAAGGCCGCATTGCCGGTCAAGCGCGCCGGGACCGAGAGCGCGGGCTCCGATATCACCGCGTCCTTGTCCTGGGGCCGCGTTCGACGCATCCTCGACACCGACCCCACCGACTCGTCTGCCTGGACGACCGGCAAGGTGGACGCGCTCCAGCTCGGCATCAAGGTCCGGTGAGGCGTGGCGACCCGCCTCTACGTCGCGCGGACCCACGGCATCGCCGTGGCCGCCGTCGGCGGTGTCCGGCTCGGGCCGGCGCCGTTCTACATCGCGCCGGCGGCCGGCTGGGAGAACAGCAACCGCTCTAACGGCGAGTACGAGCTCTGGCTCTCGACGAACACGACCGAAGGCCGGACCGACGCGCAATCCGACTGGGGGTATGGGACGAACACCGGCCTCAGCGCCGACGGCGACCTGCTCCTCGTGCGAGCCTGGTCAGCGCCGATGGCCGGCTCGCAGACCATCAGCGGGACCCTCAAGGGACAGTTCGCATTCCAAGAGAACGAGGCGGATGATGACGCGCGGGCGCAACTGTGCCTCCGCGTCATCGCCCCCGATATGACCGTCCGGGGCACGCTCTACGACTTCGACACGAACGCCCTCGGCTCCGACGAGTTCGGCACGACGGGCGGCACCTACTACAACCGGAACGTCCCACGCGGTGGCGCGCAGTCCGTCACCAGCGTCGCCGTATCTGCCGGCGACCGGCTCCTGCTCGAGCTCGGCGCCCGGTTCCACACCGCGCCCGGATTCTTCGGCACGGCGACCGTGTTCATCGGGACCAACGCGAGCTCGGGCGACCTCCCCGAGGACCAGACGACCACCTGTGGCCTCAACGTCTACCGGCCGTGGGTCGAGCTCTCGCACAATGTCACGTGGCAGGCCGACCTACTCGAGGTCTCCCAGGTCGTGGCCCAGGTCGGCGTCAAGGTCAATCAGGCCGAGAATGACCTCGAGGTCTCCCAGGTGCTGATGCAGGTCGGGGCGCGCGTGTTCGCCCACGGGTGGGGCATCGTGGAGCCGGGCGACGTCGAGGGGACCGACGCGGTGCTCGGGACCAACCCCGGGACCGTACTCGGGGCCGTGGCGCGTGACCGCGGCCGCTCCCGCGCCACGGCCACCTCGACCATCGTGTGACGCTCGCCCTACCGTAGACGTGGAGACCCCGGAGGAGGGACCCGATGACGACGCCCGTGTACCGAGGTATGCCGCCCACCGACCGCACCTTCACCGTCGAGCCCTGGGGCTCCATCCGCTGCGGCGGGCCCTGCCGCGACGACTACGGCCGTATCGTGGCGTTTCAGAATCGAGGCGGGCAGATTCTGCGGCTCCAGTCTGCCGCGCGTGACTCCTACCTCGCCGCCGAGCGCCGTATCGGCTTCGCCATCCTCGTCACCGGCTCGCTGCGCTCCTGCGAGCAACAGGCCGACCTCTACCGCTCCGACCCGCAGCGGTTCGCGAACCCCAACACCACCGGCCACACCCGCGGCCTCTGCATCGACGTGAGCACGAATCTCAGCCGCTGGCGCCAGGGCCGGCTCCGGCGGGCGCTCCTGGCCCGCGGCTGGCACCAGAGCCGGCCCGTCGATGAGCCCTGGCACTACTCGTTCGGCATCGAGGTCTGACCCACGGTGCCAGAGGGGCTCACCTTCGGCGAGGCACTCGCCATCGTGGCGGTGCCGGCGACCATCGCCGCGGCCGCCGGCGTCTGGAGCGCAGTCTTGACACGGCGCAACCGCGCCGAGGTCCGGGATAGCGCCGAGCAGCTTTCGACCGGCAACGGCAAGTCCCTCGGCAACACCGTTCACGACAACGCTCAGATGCTGGAGCTCCTGAGCGCGCAGCTCCACACGAACACGCGGGAGCTCCTGATGCTGGCCGAGCGCCAGGGCGCCCTGTCCGAGCTCCTGTCGCTGCACGTCGCGGAGGCCGCCGAGGTCCACCAACGTCTGGGCGATGCCCTCGCCCGGCTGGAGAAGGGAGAAGCAGATGGGTGAGTTCCTGGCGGGGCCGTTCGGCTCCGCACTCCGGGTCGCGGTCGGCTTCGTGCTGGCAGCCGTGCTCGGCATCGTCCAGGCCGGCTCCGTCGCGGAGCTCGGCGCCCTCGACTGGTGGCAGGCCACGCTCGCCGGCGCCCTCGGCGTAGCCCTGCCTATCCTCATCGCATGGATGAACCCACAGGACCCGAGGTTCGGGCGCACGGGGTAGCACCCCTCACCGTCATCTGCCCAGAGTGCGGAGACGTGCTCGAGGTCAAGGACCCCGCCGCGCTCGTGCGGGCCCTCCACCTCATCAACGCCTGCTCGCTCCGAGGCCTACTCACGCAGCAGCCTGAGTGAGCTCCGGAGCGGGCTCCTGGCGGCCGCTCGCGGCGCCCCGGGGCTCTGGGGCGGGGCGCCGCGTAGCGGCCCTCTGAGGCCCTCTGAGCGCCCCGCGGCGGGAGGTCCTTGCGGTGTCGGTATGATGCGCTAAGGTGCTCCCTACGGCGGGTCACCCGACTCCCCGCCGCGAAGGAGGCTCATCATGGACCGCACCCTCGAGCACCAGCTCGCGGTTCGCATCGGCCGGCACCTCCGCCGGCACCGGACCGCCCGCGGCTGGTCTCAGTCCTACCTCGCCGACGTGTCCGGCGTACCCAAGGCACGTATATCGCGGTACGAGAACGGGCGCGTCACGCCGTCGATGTTCACCGCCGACCGGCTGGCGGCCGCCCTGGGGCTCACCCTCGGCGAGTTCACCACGGGCATCTGATGCCCGGCCGGCTCGACCGCCTCGTGGGCCCTGAGCGGGCCCGGCCGGCGCTCGTGTGCTGCACCCCGTACTCAGCGCCGGCGCCCTCCGGGTGGGCCTGGTTCCACTCCCGCTCGTGCCCGTGGGAGCCTCGGCAGAAGGTCCGGCCCGAGCGGGCTCCCCGGCGTGACGCCCCGCTCACCCCGGCCCAGGCCGACCGCCTCCGCCCCACGGGCGGGACGGCGCTCCTGTGCTGGCTCACCCACCCCGAAGGATGCCGCTGCTACGGCTGTTCCTACACCGATGCCCACCTCGACGAGGGAGGACCCCAGGATGACGACTGACACCACCGAACCGCTCGAGGACGAGCCCTGTGACGACTGCGACGACTTCGCCGAGCTCGTGGGCGCCCTCGCCCGCGCCCAGGCAGCCTTCCCCGTCGTGCGCAAGACCAAGACCGCGAAGGCCGGTTCCTACACGTACACCTATGCCTCGCTCGACGACGTGCTGGCAGCCGTCCGGCCGGCGCTCAACGCCGAGGGCATCGCGCTCCTGCAGGACGCGGTGAACCGCGGCAACAGCATCGTCGTGACCACGACCATCCGCCGGGGCGCGGCCTCCATCGACTTCGCCCCGTTCGAGCTCCCCGTGGCCGATGCCAGCCCGCAGGGTGTCGGCTCCGCCCTCACCTACGCCCGGCGCTATGCCCTGTCCACCGCCCTCGGCATCGCCGCGGAGGAGGACGACGACGGGACCCTGGCACAACCGGCGAAGGCCGCCCGCGACTCCGCCGCGGTCACCGAGACCGTCATGCGCCGGCTCCACGCCGTGGCCCGCAAGAAGGGCATCACCCACGAGCAGATGACGGACTGGGCCGGCCGCCACCTCGGCATCGAATCTCTCACCGAGCTGACCAAGGCCGGCGCCGCGGAGATGGAGAAGTCTCTCAACAGCCTCCCCGACGCCGAGGACGGCGAGCCGGCGGTGATGACCGATGCCTGACTTCGACCTCGACCTTCGGTACGGGCTCGAGCGCGAGGGCGCCTTCCGCGCGGTGCTCGAGGCTGACACCGTAGAGGTCAAGTCCGACCGGCAGGCCGTCCAGACCGGCAACCTGTTCCTCGAGTACGCCCGTATCGCCGGCTCTGACCCCTCGCTGGTCGAGCCCTCCGGGCTGCACGCCTCGAGCGCCGACGTATGGGCCTACGAGTGGGCGCCCGGATGCTGGCTCGTGGTCCCCACGGCCATGCTGCGGGCCGTGGTCGCCGCCGAGGGCCATCGGCACGTCTGGGGCGGTGACGGCGGGCGCGCCCGCGGGGTCCTAGTCTCGCTCACGCGGCTCATCGCCGCCATCCGCTCGGAGGTGTCGCATGGAACCTCGTAGGCTTCCCCGTGTCCGGCCGTCCGGGCCCTCTCGAGCCTCGGGCCCTGGGCGGCCGGACCGCCTCTGGTGGCTCCCCGTGCCGCTGTTCGCCGGCTGGCTGTTCGGCATCGCCTGGTTCATCGTCGAGGTGAACCTGTGGGCCGGCATCGCCTGGTGGGTCCTGTATCCGCCCGTGGCCCTCGGCGGCATCACCCTGTCCATCGCCCTGTCCGAGCGCCACGCCGGCAACGTCCGGCGCCGCGCCATCCGCCGCCATCCCTCCACCTACCATCGGGTCGGGTGGTGACCTGTGGGGAACCTGTGGGGAACCTGTGGGTAGACGGTGGGCAACTTCGCACGCAGGCCGAGGTTGTCCCCATCCGTGCTCGGGACTCCACCGCGAATCCACCACTTATCCACACGCCCGAACCGGGCCTGACCTGCAGCGATGGGCACTTATCCACCGCCTCGGGAGGGGCCTACTACTACCGAACTACCTAGAAGAACTTCAGTAGCAGGGAGGAACAGATGAGCAAGAGCAACGGGGCCCGCGGGCCCTCCGGGCCGCCCGACGGCGCCCCGGTCCAGGTCCAGCCCGGCCCCATCCCGACGCAGTTCTTCACCCAGGTCATCACGGCCTCCGACGGCACGCGGTGGGCCCTGTTCACCGCGGTCACGCCCGCCGGCGCCCAGACGTACTGGCTTCCGCCCGGGCTCCCCGCGGAGGTAGCCGCCCTGCTCACCCGGGCTGAGGGCGAGCTCGGCGCCGGCGGGCCCTCGGGGCTCATCGTGCCCGACGTCGATGTCAATGCCGTCCTGCGGTCGCTCGAGGACCCGCCTCGGGGAGGTGCGACGTGACGTGGGTACAGCGGCACGTCGAGCCCACCCCGCCCGGGCGCCTGTGGGCCGTCGTGCTCGCCGGCCCGTGCCCGGCCGAGGACTGCCCGTACCCGGACGACGAGGCACACGCGCATCACGTCCGTGACGACGGTTCCGGCTTCGGCATCTCGACCTCCGACCTCACCGCCATCGGGGCCGTCCCGCGGTAGCATCGGCGCATCGATTCACGCGATGAATCCCGTGCGATAAACCGGCGCCCGTGGACCTCGGGCGACCTCGGCATCCTCCGGACCCGGTCCCACGAGGGCGCGACGGCCCTGGCGGCCGCGCTCGGGCGCTCGGAGCAATCCATCCGCGACCAGGCCCGCCGGCAGGGCATCTCGCTGCGGCGGGCCGGGGAGACCCGCGGCAAGGTGCTCGGGGAGCGCCGTGGCTCCACCCTCCCGCCGGAGCAGCGCCACGCCGTGCTCCACGGCATCGCCGACCCCGCCCGCGCCCTCCGCCGCGTCAAGCTCGACCGCTCGGGCTCCCTGTGCCCGGGCTGCGGCTACCGCCCGCAGGAGGTCACGACGACCGGCCTCTGCGGGGTCTGTCACGACAACCGGCTGGCATGGGCGCACCGCCAGGAGACCCGCATCATCACCGCCCGCCGCGACCTCGCTGCCGCCCGCCAGGAGAAGCACCGAGCGCAGTCCCGATGAGCCGGCGCCTCCCGCGGCCGTGCCTCGTCTGCGGCCGCCCGACCCCGAACCCTCGCGGCCGCTGCGCGGAGCACCTCACCCGCACGGCGTATGACGACCCGGCGTACCGTGCCGCCCGGGCCCAGGCGTTCCATCGCGCCGGCGGGCGCTGCGAGTTCATCGACGCCCTGGGCGTCCGATGCTCGGCGCCGGCCCTCGAGGCGCACCACCTCCGACCCCTCGCCGAGGCCCGCGACGTGGCCGCGGCCCGCGCCCTCAACACGGCCTCGAACCTCCAGGCCGTCTGCCGGCGTCACAATCCACGCGATTCTCACCGCCTCTGACCAGCGCGTTTGCCGTTCCGGGCTGTTTCGTGTTCTGATTCTCCCGTCAGGACACCCCGCCCAGAAGGAGGCGCAGCATGGCACGCACCACCCGGTTCAACGTCCGAGCTCGTTCCGCCGACGACGACCGCTGGTACATGGTCGGCACCGAGCTCACCCTCGAGAAGGCCACCGGCTGGCTCCACGACGCCGACGGCCACGACTGCTTCGACGCGGTCGCGGGCCTCTCGTACACCCGCATCGAGCTCGTGCCGGTCATCCTCGACCCCGAGCTCCCGTGCGACCACACCGCCGGGCTCCCGTGCCCGCGGCACACCGCCGGCGACCCCGAGCGGTGTGCCCGGTGCGGTGAGCGCGCCGACACCCTCCGCCACACCCGCCTCGTGCGCGGCGCCGGCGACCACGACTTCATCGAAGGGAGCGCCCGATGATGGATTACTTCGACGCCTTCCTCCGCACCTCCGGCGGCCTCTCACGCGAGCAGCTCGCCGCCGCCCGCGCCGACGACGCGCCTTCCGAGGCCGCCGACCGGCGCGAGCTCGAGGTCCTGTGCGTTCTTCACGGGTGGGAGCCCGAGGACGCCGACTGCAACGCCGCCGCGACCGATTGGAGGGTCCGATGACCGCTCCCACGCTCCGCGACCCCCAGGTCTACGTCGTGGCCCGCTACTCCACCTACCGCGCCTACGGCGGGGCGGAGGAGGGCGGCTGGTGGTACACCGAGCGCGAGCTGGAGCGCGTGGTGCTCGCCACCCGCGACGAGACCAGCGCCTGGTACGCGGCCACCCGCCTCAACGGGGTCGCCCGCCGGCTCCGCCGCTACGTGGACTACGTCGTGGTCGAGCTGCCGCGCTGGGAGCTCCGCCCCGACCTGCTCGAGGCGGCCTGCCACCTCGACTTCGACCCAGGGCCCGAGGACTACGTCCTGCGCGCCGACGTTCCCTCGCACTCGCCCGAGCACCGTCCCCACTACTGCTGAGGAGGCCTTCCCATGACCCACACGCCCGAAGATGTCACCCTCGCCCACACCCGCGACGACCTGCTCTCGGGGCGCTACTTCCGGCTCCACGCAGCCTCCGCCCGCTCGCGGTACGGCTACGAGCCGCCTCTGGGCCGCCGTCCGTGGGCCGACGCCCTCGTGCACCTCGGGGCCCTCGCCCGCGAGTCCGACGCCCTGGCCCAGGTCGCGGCGCACGTCGCTGGCCGCGTGAACCTGTACGGCACGGCCTCCCAGGCCGTCGCGGCCATCTACGACGCGGTCGCCGATGCCCTCGCGGCCGGCTTCGACGACGTCATCCTGCGCTCGGGGCCCGAGCCGGTTCGATTCTCCGACGCGCAGCGGCCGTACACCCTCGAGGAGTGCCTGCGGCTCGCGCAGGCCTGCGAGGTCATCTGCCGGCCCTGGTCGGGCACCGCGCCCGGCCTCGGGTGGGCCGTCACCCGGCTCATGGAGGAGCCGGCCGCGCCGGCCTCGTGGAGGACGTCATGACCCGCGACGAGGACATCGCGCTCCTGCGGGCGGCCCTGTGGTACGCCCGCGACCTCGCGGTCAGCCTGGACGGGGCGGTGCCGCCGGTGCTCAGGGATGCGCCGGCGGCCCTCACCCGCCTCGTGGGCCCCGCCGCTCGCCGGCCGCTCGCGGTCGGGCCCTGCCCGTGCGAGTGCAACCGCGGCGGCTTCTGCGGCGGCTGCGGGCACGCCGGCTGCTCCGGCGGCATCAACCTGAGGAGGTCGTGATGGATTACTGCCGCTACACGGACCTGGACGCGGCCGCCGGCGTCTGCCGGCGCTGCGGGGCCGCGTTCCACGCGGAGCCGGACCCCACGGTCGCGGTCGAGGCTCACTACGAGCCGGGCGCCGCCCGTGCTCGCCGGCCCGCCCTGGCCGGCGTCCAGGACTGCTCCTGGTGCGGGCACTCCTGGGCGCGCCACGGGCGCTACGGCTGCGACACCGGCCTCTGCCGCTGTCAGGGCGGCCCGAGGGAGGACTGAGATGGCATCCGAACCGCTGTACCGCTCCAACGCCCACGCGGCCGAGGCCCTGCGCCTGGCAGGCCGCTATGACGACGGCTCGACCAACGCGGGCACCCTAGCGATGGTCGAGGCCGTGCTGGCGGTCGCCGACGAGCTGCGACTGCTCCGCGCGTCCCTCGAGGACGCCCGACTCGCGGAGGTGTTCGATGACTGATGCGCAGCGCACGTATCCACCCTTCCACCTCGAGGCGGCCCACGTCTGGCACGAGCCCGAGCTGGTCGCCGACCACTACACCCTCACGGACGCCTTCCTGCAGGCCGCCGCGCTCATCCTGTCCGGGCGGGCGCCCGTGGTACGCATCTGGGCCTCCGGCCCGCGCAACGTCCCGCTCGTGGTGGACCGCGACAACTTCGCCACCCTCTGGGGCGTCTGGGTCGAGGGAGAACGGCCGTGACCGAGGCATTCGGCATCGGCGACGTGGTCACCTTCGTCGAGGTCCACGACGGCTCCGTCGTGCGGCTCATCGGGACGGTCGTGGGGCTCGCGACCGCGCCCGGCATCATCCTCGTCAAGGTGACGGGCCGCGACGAGTGGCTCCCCGGCGTCACCCTCGTGCACGAGGCTTCTGGGAGGACCCCATGAGCACCTACGAGGGATGGAGCAACTTCGAGAGCTGGTCCGTGTCGCTCGTGCTCAACAATGAGCAGGCCCTCCAGGAGCGGGCCCTACGGGTCGTGGAGGGCGGTATCCGGCTCGGGCCGCCCTCGCCCTACTGGACCGAGCCGCAGCGCCGACGCTATCGGGCCGCTGAGGCCCTCGAGGCATGGGTCCGTGACGAGGCCGCCTCGGCGGTCCCCGCCGAGGGCTCGCAGCTGGCGCCGCTCTGGTCGCAGCTGCTCACCTCGGCGCTGGATGAGGTCGATTGGCAGGAAGTCACCGACGGCTTCCTCAAGATGAAGGAGGAGAGAGATGGCTGAGTCACAGCCGCGGTTCCTGTTCATCGGGTCGTATGGCGACCCTGTCCTGGCCTGGGACGAGGACGAGCTCAAGAGCGAGCTCGAGGACCACTTCCCCGACCCCCAGGACCGGGCCGGCGACGACGTGGACGTCTGGGACATCTCCGGGGCCGCCCGCGTCACCGTCGAGCGAGAGGTGGTCTGGGTGGTCTACGGCGTCGCTCGGAAGCCGGCCGCTCGCAAGCGGGTCAGGTAGGCATGGCCGGCCATTGGCACGTCGTGCCCGCGGCCCACGCCCTGGGCGTGGAGGCGGAGCATCGGGCCTGGCATGAGGGCCGCCTACCCTGCGTCCTGTGCGGGCGCATCGCCTTCACCGTCTGGACCGAAGGACCCCACACGACGAGCAGCGGCCTCCCGCTCTACCCGTGCTACGGTCGCATCCCCAGGAGCAAGGAGGCTCAGCATGGGTAAGAAGGTCGAGGCCGCTCGGGCCCAGGTCTACTACCGATGGGACAGCTGGCGGTTCCGTGTGAAGGGAGCCAACGGCGAGGTCATCGCCCAGGGCGAGGCGTACAAGGCGAAGCGTGACGCGGTCGCGGCGGCCCGGGCGCTCCTGCCCGAGGGCGCGCCCGTGGAGGTCACCGAGCGCGGCGCCTGAGAACGTCCGGGGCGGTAGGGCGGGTGTCCTGACAGCTGCTCGCCTCCGCCGCCCCGGACTCCACGGTTCTGCCGGAGTGGAGGGGAAGGCCACGATGGCAGGCCCGCGAGGGCCCGGTGGGGAAGGACCCCGCCGGGCCTCTCGCGCGTCCGGGCCCGGAGCTGGCCCATTGCGGGCCCTGAGCGCCACGAGGACGGACGTTCCCGTGTTTCACGTGAAACCCTCTAGCACGGCTTCACCGTTCGGCCAGGACCCGTAGAGGGGAGGGTGGGTCAGAAGTCCGGCACCCACGCCACCCCCGCACA